CCTGAGTTAACAAATCTGAACCGTTTAACGTAACCGACTCGCCTGGAATAGGAATGGTTTGAAACTTACTCCTAATCTGGCCAAGTATCTCTTTGCACAAAGATAGAGCGAACCTCCTAATCCACTGCTTACCTATGCTGTTTATGCTCTTATATGGCAAGTTTGCAAACGGTAGAGTATTCATGTTGTTAATACCATCTATCCCAGTGTCAGTTCCTGAAGCTTCCTCAGAAAACGGATCCGAAGGAATTGAAAACTGGACCCACATTTTAGAAGGTCCACGGTGGTATGGTATTGGAAAAATTCTCAACTTATTATCCTTTAATTCATACGAGAAGTGGGACATCCTTGTATAAATGGAGTCTTCAAACGCCATCGCCTGAGCTTTGTTGTGCCAAGCGGGAATTAACTCAAATGTTGAAGTATCTGAAAATTGTCCATAACTGTGGAGGTTTCCTACAACGTTTAACCCTCCGTAATATCCAAAGAATCTCCACATTGCTGCAGGTGTTTTATAAAAAACCTTCTTCACAAGAAGCTTCTTGTTCCCAACTTTATTGAAATATGGAAGACTGCCGGAAGCGATAGCTGATGATGAGATTATCGTCTGTAAATCATAATCTTGCTGACCAATTGTAACATCGAAAGACGCTGAATATTCTGCTTGACCACGTCCAACGCCTGCTTCTGCGCCTGCGGCTTCAGAAGCCCTTCTAGCATATCCAAAGTCAAAACGCGGGTATTTTAATGCTACTTGAGTGCCGCCTAACGAAGATGACAGACTGGTGTCTCCTGTTGATTTAAGGTTGCCTAGATGGTCGAATGCTCCCGTTGAATGACCCAAAAATGAAGAAAGCGAGTTATTCGCTTGATGAATATTTAGTATGTATGAATATTCTAAAACTGCCTCTTCATACGCAGCATATACATTCGCTGTCGTTAGTTCAATATCTAGTACGTCACCACCTAATTTTCTATATACATAAGTAACCTGATCTGCTGCTCCAGACAAGAAGTTAAAATCATAGAAATCTGATGTGGTCTTGGAATATACCCTATACGGTACCACTGCATCGACATCATTAACAGAACCAGTAGATGGTAGTACAGACTTGCTCATTGTGCTAGCTGGGGTTAGTGTCGTTGGCATTTAGGGATCCTCCGGAGTTTCTCTTTTAATTAGTTAGACAAACAAAGAAAATCCGCTATGTTATGAAGAAGCCTTTGTTCTCCGTCTTCTTGTGGTCTTTGTCTTAGTTTCAGCAGTAGTTTTATTAGTTGTGTTAGATTTGTTTCTGCGTTTTCTATTTTTATTAGTTGTTTCCTTAAGAGCATTAACCACGGGCTCTGGTGCTTTTTCTTCTGGTAAAACACATTCAACAGATTGTTCTTCTACCTTCTGTATAGGTTCCGATATTTGGAATACTGCTTCTTCAGGTTCGATTGTTGGTTCAGGTTCCGGCTCTTCTTTCTGAACAACCGGCTCTTCGGGTACCGTTACTGTTGGTTCCGGTGCGCTCTTCGCTCCGAATAATGCTGCTCGTTTTGTAGCATACTTTGCAGCGTATTTCGTCTTTGTTAATCTCTTTCTTGTTTTGCCCATTGTAAACTCCTTTGTTTAGGCTTGTATAATAAATAGTCCACACAATAGAAAACCCCAAGCCATAAGACTTGGGGTTGCTTCTATGATAAGGCGAGCTAATTGCTTATTAGGCGAACGCTGGTGTGGTCGCTGCAGAAATGAATCCCTGAACGAGCCACCTTGTATTGTCCTTGTCGTAGACTACATCTACCCAGGAACCTTGCTCTGTGTCCGCTGCGAGGGTCAACACATCATCATCAGTGGTAACACCGTCAGCCTTTATCTGATCCGTATCCCCTGCGGCATCGTCGTCGTCCCACGTTACCGCGCCCTGGAAGGCGTCGGCTGCTGCGGCGGTGATCGTCACCGTGCCGCCTGTAACGTCGTCGATAATCCAAAACGAGTATCTAGTCCCGTTCTCCGGATCAGTTGGCAGGGTGATGGCTACCGCGCCGCCTGCGTCGATTGCGTAAAGTTCCCCACTCTCATTTTTTGAAATCGTCTTGCTAGCAGTTACAACCTCTAATCTCGCTCTGCTTGCTGAATATGCTGCTCTTCCTACTTTAGCCATTTTTAAAATCTCCCTTTAATATATAAAAGCATTTCGCCTTATCACTTGTAGTAAATAGTTTAACAGTTTAGAAAAAGCCCCCCAAATCAATGGGGGGCGATTCTTTTAGTTATCGGGACCTATTAAGATCCTGCCTCACCTAAGAGACCGCGAACGATAACAAGACCATACATATCTGGTCGAACCATTTTCTTCGCGTAACGGGTCATAACACCCTTACGTGGCACGAAATCTTCCGTACCGAAAATGGTCGGTGTGACCTGTAGAGGTACATATGGGGCGTATACATAGCCACTCTCAAGGAATGAACTACCCTTACGTCCAACTAGGATCACGTTTCTTGGGAAATAAGGATCAACAAAGACCTCAAACTTCTTAGAAAGTGCGCCGACCTTTACAGCACCGATATCACCCTTGTCTTGATCAGCAGTTACGCTTGCGCGGAAACCACTGGTGAATTCAAGAATGTTGGCCACTTCTGGCGAGCAAACAACGAAGTTTGCGCCACCGCGAAGCGTCTTGCGGTGAATCTGAGCACTAACATCATTGATAGTCTCGATGAGAGTCTCATACCATTCACTGACAGTACCAGTGAAGTCAGGAGCAGCAGATGTTGCCCCAAGCTCATTACCATTACTGTCAACAAACAAACCAGGAGCACGACTCCAGTAGCGAGTACCAGCTTTTGCACCTACGATAAGATCACCGAGAATTTCCTGATCGATTTCTAGAGCAATCTGCTCCGAAAGAATACCAGTCAACTCAACTTCTGCATCAAGGTTGTGATAGGCATTGAGATCTTGTCCCAATTCCGGTGACCACTTAGCCTTGAGTTTCTTAGTGACTGCCGTTACGGCAATACTATCAACCTTGATGTCGATCTCAGGTATACGTTGCTTATTGGTGCTTGACCCGACCTCGCCAGTAGCGACATCCGGCTCTTCAAGCCCCCATGTGTCGTTGCCAACAATCGAACCAAGAGCGTCAGCTGCGCCTGCGCCTGCGCCGCCGCCTTCAAACTTATCTGTACGTGGATACGTAATAGCAATGCTATCAAGACCTTCCGGGAGTTGCTCATCGGCTGCGCCGTGGAAAACCAGCTTAAGATTGCCAGAAGAGTCCAGAGCAGTCAGTCTTCGCACCAAAGTACCACTAGCACCTTCTGCGCCCGAAACAACGGTAAGAGCCGTAAGGGCGTTTCTGTTAAGATCAGCAGGTAGTGCAGAAGCAGAAACCATCACGACAGCGACCTTTTCGGTCGAAGTGGCTGCAAGGATATCCGGGTCAAAACGAATAGCTTTCTTTTGATTCTCCGATAAGGCGGAAATTGTAACTGCGCTATTTCGTCCAAAGCTAGAATTTTCACCCAGTTCACCAGCAGTCCAAGTATCGGACCCAGTAGGCGAAGTGTATCCCGTTCCGAGATCATAGAACCCACCAGGACCGGTGCGGTCTGACGGAGCAAGATTCACACCACCAGTGATTTGACGACCGATGACGTTGCCGCCATAAACCGACTCACCGGGGGAGACACCAGCCTTCTCGTGAGTATGCGTAAAGTCAAGGAAGAAGATGAGACCACTTGGTAGGCTCATCGGCTGTACCGAGACTAGATCATTAGCAATCAATCCACCGAATACTCGACGAACGATTGGAAAAGCAACTGCTGCGAAGCCTTCGACATCGCCAGCTGCCATTGAAGAAGCCTCACGTAGAAGCTCCTTGGCTTGGTTCTCAAGAAGAACCGCCATATTATTTTTAGCACCATCATTACCGAGACCCTCTAAAAGACCAGTCTTTTCCCACTTGTTGAGAATAGCTGCGCCCTCTCTAGAGACATCGCGTTGAATAATGCCTTCAGTTAATTTTTGTAAAACAGACATTTATAGTAACCTCCTATGTTTTTTTAATTCCAGCCAAACGCTGAAGTCGCGCTGAAAAGGGGTCTGTAGAATCTTTTTCCCTATTTCGTTGCGAGTGAATAAGCAATGAAGAATTTCTATTAACTGCTTCGCTAAGTGATTTCGGCACAGAACGTTTTTCTGTACTTCCCACGGTGCTTTGAAGTGTTTCATAAATAACCTTCGCTTCCTTAGTCGATTCGGCCTTAGAAATCGCTTCGACAATCTTTCTTTTTTGTCGCTCATTCAGGGAGGAATTTTCAAGTGCCTTGTTGATATACAAGAGTTTCGCATTTGAAACATTTACCATATCAACCTTCTCTTTTAAAATCATTACTGCTTCCATAAACTTGCTATTTTCTTCAGCAAGTTTTTCTTTTTGATCTGTGTTTTTCTTAAGGGATTCTTTTAGCTCTTCAAGTCTCGACCTTAAGGCTTCGTTTTCTTCTTTAACCTTGTCATCATTTTCACGGGCAAGGGCCATATCAGCGTATTCTTCCATTTGACTCTGCGGAGTTCCCGCCCAACCGCGCATTTGTGGATCAATATCCACTGTAAGTCTCTCTAAAATGTCCTCTAGTAAAGATTCATCAATCTCAATATCCATTTCCTCGTCTATCTCTTCCGACTCTTCAGTCAAAGGAGAAACTGCTTCGGGAGCAGCTGCTACAGCAGGTTCAAGGTTTTGAGCCACCGTTTCGTGAGAAACCTGATCAGGTGCGAGAACATCCGATGCGTCCTGTCCAGTTTCAGATTCCAAATTGTCTATCTGTTGTCGGAGACCATCCAAATCCAATTGAACGATGTCGGTGTCGCTTACCGGTCCGGCAGAATCAGGAAGGTCTTCTTCGAGTGCAGGCGGGACCTGAGCCAAAGAAGGATCTGTCGCTGCCTCCATATCTGGTTCAACAGGAGAATCCTCCGCAAATTCGTCTTCTTCTGCGAAGGGATCTTCTTCCTGCTCTAGCAAAGCAGAAACCGCTTCCTTTATTTGATCTGAGTATCTTTCAACAACTATTGCTTCTGCATTTTTGATTGCTGATTCTTTGAGTGCTTTCGCATCAACTATCGCTTGTTCTAACATGGATGACATACATTTACCCCTTAAAAAGTAGAAATATTTCTCAAAAGTAATTAGTATTTAAATTTGTTAAATGACAGGAAATTATATTACTCTGCTTTAGTGCGGATGCGGATTGTTGGAACGCCCCTGAAACCCAGTATAAATGGGGGTGGCTGCAGATTTTCTTTTGTGTCTGCTCCCTGTTTTGTGGCTATCGGGGTGTATTGACGTTTTACGTCAAAAGTTTTGATTATGTAATCTGATGATTTTTTAATATTAGACCTTGCCATGATAGTCTCCTTAAAAAGTTGAAAGCAAGGCGTAAGCCCTGTTCCCTTCAGAACCATCATTGGCAACAGTTACCCTGATTTTATCAACACCTGCAATCTCAATTATTCTAGTCATGGCTGCAGCGACGATAATGGACTGGGTGCCAGAGCCCGGCCCGCCGTCGGCGTCTACCGCTTCAACCAACTCGGACCACACACCTGTGCCGTGATAATAAACCTCTACCTTGGTAATGTTAGCGGTACCATCACAAACAAGATGTAAGAATCTTTGATTTTCTGTAAAATATGCGGTAGTGCTAGTAATATGTGTAGTACTGCTTGCGCCGTTTACATTCTTTGGTCTGCGGGTTCTACCCCAACTTGCATGGGTATGAAATCCCGAACTTGTACTTTGTGCCATCTTTTAACTCCTTAATTATTAAACTTAGCATTATGCTTGTTTGTTATTTCGCGAGAAACTTTTAACTTTCTCTCACGTTTTCTCTTTCTCTTAACTGAAGGCTTTTCAAAAAATCTTCTTTTCCTAACTAAATCCAAAATCCCATTTTTCTTAACTTTTCTACAAAACTTCTTGATTAATCTTTCGTTTTCACTAGCATACCTAGTATTCGCTTCGACTAACACATGAATTGGTCCTTTTGACATTACGCCCTCACTTTCATAATAACTTTGTCCACGCTTTTCCGGCGACCGACAAAAGTCCGTCTATATTAACCCCGGGGTCACCAGGGGCATAGGAAGATAGCGGACTCGATGGGGTGGGAGAACCTCCGACAGACCCACCTTTGGACAGCGGCTCTGTACTTTCGAAAACATCTACTCCGTTATAAGCGTCCTTTGATATCGCTGCAAATAATTTCTTCTTTGTTTCTTTTATCTTTTTGCTTTTTCTCTCTTCTAACATCCCGTCACTTGTTCTCGACTCAACAATTGGTTGAGCTTGAGGCGTTGTAAGCCCACCTACAACTTCCGTGATTATACCAGACAGCACCCCCTCTTCGAAGATGACTTCCTTTATGCATTGTTTAATCAACGGTTTGAGTATTTCTCTTAATTCGCTCTTCTTCATAATTTACTCTTTAATGATGCTGTTCAGCAATCTGTTAATCTTATCAGCTTTTGTAAAAATATTTGATCTTTCTTTGGCTTCTGTCACCATAAAGGCACCAGGTGTCGAAGGATCAGAAACCATATCAAAACAAATCAATTGAAAATCGTCTTCCACTATCGTTAACCCATTCTCCTGCCTTGTCGAACCCATTCCTCTAGAAGAAATACCAAGAGGGATGCGATTTTGAACAAGATTTCGAAGAATGTTGCCAGAAGGAGTGTCGAGGACTTCTATCTTTCCCATACACTTGTTACCATCCATATATATATTTGTCACCAGGTGCGAAACATTTATCAAATTCACAACTGAAGTATCAGGATGATCTAATTCGCCCAATGCTCTTCTCTCATCTACCATCTTGCGATAATTATTCACTTCTCTCTCTAAGATGGACTGGGAATAAACTCTATCGTTATGATTCTTGGTTTCGGCCATTTGCATAACACCTGATAGGATTATAGCTCCTTCGGCGACGCGGCGTTTTTCATCTTCCGTAAGAAGGTCTTGGCATATGCCACCTTCACAAAGTTCATAATATTCTCTCAATAGTTTCATGTCTCTCCTTGTGCGGGGGCCACCCGCTTCGACCAGGATCCCTTGCAACAATTAGCTACTGGGCGGATATACCACCTTATAGTGACAAACGGTTTCACAGTCTACCTCCTAGTGCGCACGCCGTTATTGCGATTTAATGAGCGCGTTTGAATCTTGATTCCCTTATGATCTAACCTAACTCCATCGTCGCCAAATAACATATTCAAAACGTAACTTGTTCCAGAACTGAGACAGCCCAGGAGCATACCAGTAACAAGATAATTATCAAAAGTAAATAGTGTTGTGTAACCGTTTAGAGCCCATAAAAGAACGCCCACCCAGAAACC